AAGGAATGGAATGACTGGAAAATGAAGGACTGGATAAAGGCCGGAATTGTAGTTATTATTGTTCTTGTTGTGCTTAAAATCATTATTGTGCCAGGTGTATAGTGCCTGAAAGATCACAATATCAATTAGAAAAGGATGCTAAGCGTCGTGCCGGTGTAACATTTAATCGGCGCGACGATGTTCGCGATTTGATGAAATCCCCTGCGGGAAAGAACTACGGCAATATGCTGGATCTTCAAAGTCAAGCTATCCGTCATGGTGGATTTGATAAGGGTGATCCCAGAGTTGATGAATTAAAGGCTGCAAGAAGGCAGTACAACAGGAAGGATAAATATAACATTGCGAATCAGATGGGATACAGTCCCCAGCAAGCAAATGAAATATACAGACAAAATAGTGGGGTTCTCAGGGAACACGCAAGGCCAACTTACAAGGAAATGTACCCCATTTCTGATATTGCACACGGGGTTGTAGGATCAGGAGGACTTACGGGAATGCTTCTAAAGGGAGCGTTTGGAAAAGGAAAGAAAGCAGGAAAGAATTTCTTGGATGATTTAAGAGGAATGGGAGGAGATATTTTTGGTGCCGTTGGAATTGGTGGAGCAGTTCCACGTGATGAAGCAACCGAAGAAGTTTTAACTAATTATGCAACTGAGACATTCGGACCGCACCTTGAGGACATTGAGGAATTGGATTTTACGGATGAGTATGAAGGACCGTGGCCACATGAAGGAATGCCTTTATTGCCAGTAGAAGCAGGTCAGCCTCCATTGGGCGCTGTTGATGTTACAGGAGATCCAACAAGAAGAAGAGATATAGTGGATGACATTACAGTATCTGATTTAGATGTTGAATCAATGCCAACTCCTAATTATGGAGATCCAGGATATTTTGATTGGGTAGCTAGATATTATGATACGCATAATCCAGACGGAACACCTAAAACAGATCCTACAGTTATACCAGGATACAAAACTTCCTATGTAGATTCTGTAGTAGATGAACCTACCGTATATGAAGCACCTGTAGGACCTGAAGTGGTTCCACCTATACCTTTTGACGATTCAGGTCGTGAATCAGGAATAGCTAGTATGATGAAGTCAGGTTTAAACCTTGCCGGAAGAAGACCTTATGAAGATGTATACAGAGCATTCGTAGAAAGTTCCGGTCCTAGTGAAGTTATGGTTACTTATGAAGATTTTATGGAAAATTATCTTCCACGAATACAAGAAAGTAGAGGAGTTTTCCGCGCAGGTTTAAATTCTCAAGGTAGAAGATAATGCCAGGTTATGATTGGAGAGATGACAGCGGTGCGGTTGTAGCATCAAAAAGCGGGTATAACGCTTCACCAAGCGGCAGGCGCAGTGATAATAATCAAAATAATCAAAATAATAATGAAAAAAGAAAGAGTAATAATCAAATAAAAGCAGATCAATTAACAAGATTACAAAATCAAGGGCAAGGAAATAGCAGTCAAGCACAAGAAATAAAATGGAACTTAGCGCGATCAGATGCAAAAGCTGATCAATGGAGTAAGGAACTTGGTCGTCCAATGTCATACGACGAAAAAATTAATGCAGCTTATGGCGGAAAGCTACCTAATTCATTGTTATCACAGAACATACAGAATCAAATACAAAATTACCGAGACAATCCCCCTAAACTAGAACCAAGAGAAATAACACTATCTGACGGCACTAAAATGATGACCTACGGCTCTTTCGAGCCTGGTCAATTTTCAGGACTGACAAAGGACTGGTTAGGAAACGAGAAATACAACCCTCTAGGATTACAGTATCCTGCAGGAAAGGATGATTATGGCGATTGGCAAAGAGCAAATCCAGCAATGAACTTTGGTTTTGGAAGTGTGTTTGGCACTTCTTCCGGATCAACAGCTTCAAGTGAAGGAGTTCAGCAGTCATTAACAACTATGATGCAGAATTTATATGATCAGGGGTATTCTGTGGAAGCTTCATCGAAGATAGCAATGGATAAAATGTACCCAGGATATTTTGAGTATTTAGATAGTGGAAAATCTTCTGATATGCCTGTAAATTTTATGGATATGAATGTTGGTGCTCGATTGCCAGGACATCAAATGACAATGGATACTTGGTGGCCAAAAACAGGTAGCGGCGGCGGTGGTGGCGGCGGCGGCGGTGGCGGCGGCTGGGGCGGTGATTATGGCTACGGCGGCGGCGGTGGCGGCGGCGGAGGCGGTGGCGGTGGCTATATAGAGCAACCACTAACTCCTCGAGGAAACCCTAATGAGAGATGGGGTGCACAAAACCCATGGCAACAGGTTATGATTAATACGCACGGCGGAGAAGGATTTCAGCAAGGATACGCCCGTGGCGGAATAGTGAGCTTGGTAGAATAATGTTTGGACTTCCAGTAGAAATGATAACAATGCTTGGATCAAGTGTTCTTGGTGGAGTAATGTCCATTTGGGGGCAAAGTATCAAGGCAAAGCAGGCAGAGCAGAAGATGCTTCTTGCACGCGGAAAGTTTCAAATGGAGGCGATTGAAAAGGCAAGGAAATATGAGAATCCTGGCTTTCAGTGGACGAGAAGAATTATTGCGTTAACCGCGGTATTCTTCATAATCGTCTGGCCAAAGATTGTTCCAGTCTTTTTTGACGTTTCAGTCTTCTTGACTTGGACTGAATTCAGTAGAGGTTTTCTGTTCTTGATTGAGCAGAAGGAAATGCTTGTGGACAGGCAGTTCGCAGGTGTGGTAATAACGCCAATGGATACGCACTTAATGGCTTCAATCATAGGGTTGTATTTTGGTGGAAGTTTAGTAAAAAAATAGTTGCGTGACTATTTAAAATAATATATAGGAGAATATTATGGCAAGAGATCTTAAAGATATCACAGGTAGAGCATTACAACGAAGAACCAAAGATGCAATGGGAAGAGCGTTATTTCACGGTAAATCCAAACCTAAGAAAGCACATCCTCACAAGCAAGGCTATAAAGCTAGAGAAGATGAATCTTTGGGTATGAGACGCGGCAAAGAAGCCGGTAAGTCACAATCCATGAAAGACAGAAGAGATGAATCCTATGGTAAATGGGGTAAAAGAGGCCCGAGGCATAACAAGATAGACAAGGGTTAATGGAAGATACGACCGCTATCTACGTGATCCTGAAAAGGATTAGGGAGCGCAAAGAACAACTAAAAAACATTATCGCCAGCGGCATTCACAGCTTTGACGAATATAACAAGACGGTGGGTGAATACAAAGGTTATAATATAATGGAACAGGAGATACAGGACCTGCAGAAAGATGAGGAAAAAGATGGAGATACCAAAACGTAGATTTGCTTTAGAGGAAAAAGATTTATCCGTAGAGGCAGATGAAAACAATAAGGTTGCTGAAGATAAGGAAAATCGTTTCCTTAAAAAGCTTCAAGAGGAAGCTACTAGCAACATAAAACATTTATCAACAGAAAAAATTTTAGACAGATTGCCTGAGCCAACAGGTTGGAGAATATTAGTACTCCCATATAAAGGACAAGGAAAGACAAAGGGTGGAATAATATTGTCAGATCAGACAATGGAGGAGAGGGGATTTTCAACCGTAACAGGTTATGTCCTAAAAGTTGGACCAGATGCCTATAGAGACAAAGAGAGATTTCCAAATGGACCATGGTGTAAAAAAAGTGACTGGATTATATTCGGTCGTTACGCCGGTTCAAGATTTGGAATAGAGGGTGGTGAAGTTAGAATACTGAATGATGACGAGATAATTGCTGTGGTAAAAGACCCAGAGGATATCTTGCAATTTAAAACATAACAGGAGAAAATATGCCTGCAGAAGAAAAAATGCAAGTGCAGATGCAATCAGAAGCAGATGCCAAGATGGTGGACTTGCCAGCGGAAGGTGCAGTCACCGAGGTTAATCTTGATGAAGCACCTAAAAAAGTAAACACTGATGACACTTCTAAAGAAGTGGATGTCGGTGTTAGTGAAGGTGCCACTTCATCAGAAGTAGAAGATTACGGAAAAAAAGTCCAATCAAGGATTGATAAATTAACAAAAAGAGCGAGGGAAGCTGAAAGACGCGAACAAGCTGCCGTTCAATACGCGCAGGGAGTTCAGCGTGACGCGCAAGAAATAAAAAGTAGAGCGCAACAAGTTGATTCCGGATATGTTGCCGAATATGGCGATCGTGTAGAATCACAAATTGCCAATGCTAAAAAAGAATTAAAAGAAGCAATGGACTTAGGAGATACTGAAAAACAAGTTGACGCCCAAACTAAACTTAGCCGTTTAGCGATTGAGGAGGAACGAGCAGCATCCCACAAAGCTCAGCGTGAAAGATTAAGACAGGAAATGGAGGCAAGAGGGGTTGACCCACGTCGACCACAAATGCCACAACAGCCTCAATATCAGCCACGTCCAGCGCCAAGGCCCCCAGATCCAAAGGCGGAGGACTGGGCCAACAAGAACGAATGGTTTGGACAGGATGAACCAATGACCTTGACATCCTTCTCAATTCATCGTAAACTGGTGGAAGAAGGATTTGACACTACATCCGATTCGTACTATAATGAAATAGACAAAAGGATGAAGGACACATTTCCTCATCGATTTGACAAGGTTTCGCCAACCCAGGCAGTTTCTTCTGTTAATAGAAGTGCATCTCCAGGAAGGCGCAAAGGCACAGTGAGACTCACACCATCACAAGTAGCTATTTCAAAAAAACTAGGTGTGCCACTAAGCGAATATGCGAAGTACGTGAAGGAGTAGGCATATGATTATGAAAACGAAACAACCGCAAAAACTACCATCACGCGAGTCTGAAACCAGAGAGAAAACTTCTCGAAGGAAACCATGGGCTCCACCGTCATCACTAGATGCACCACCTGCACCAAAGGGCTTTAAGCACCGATGGATAAGGGCCGAAGTAGTAGGACAGCTGGACAATAAAAATGTCTCTGCCAGACTACGGGAAGGTTGGGAATTTGTCCGATCGGATGAATATCCTGATACTGAATGGCCTCAATTAGATTCAGGTAAATATGAAGGTGTCATAGCTGTTGGAGGATTAATGCTAGCAAGAATTCCTGAGGAGACCGTTGCAGAGCGAAATGCTTACTTTCATCAACTGACGAAAGATAAGGATGACGCGATCGCAAACGATCCACTTAAGGACGAACATCCTAGCATGCCTATCTCTTCGGAGAGAAGCACTCGCGTAAGTTTTGGTGGCAAAAAACCCTAGTAGTTTTTTCACATAATTTACACAAATTTGACACACTCATGAGGAGTGGGTCACAACTAATTACTATGAGGAAAAATCATGGCAAATGTAGACGCGCCATTTGGTTTTAGACCGGTAGGTGAATTAGGTAGTAATATCCAAAATGGCGGTACCACAAAGTATCGTATTGCGGATAACCAGAGTGGAGCTATATTCCAAGGAGACCCTGTCTTCGTTGGCGATGCTTCCGATGCTGGTGCAGTAGTAACCCCAGCAGCAGGCTATATAGCCTCTGCAGAGGCGGGTAATATCTGTTGCATTGGTATTTTCAATGGTTGCTATTATATTGATCCTACTAGTGGTAAACCAACGTGGTCAAATTACTATCCCGGTTCTATAAATATTACCGAGGGTACAATTGATGCGTATGTCTATGATGATCCGAGCAAATTGTTTGTAGTACAAGCTTCAGGAACTTTAACATATGCAACAGCAGTCAATAACAATATTGACATGGCTACATATGCGGCGGGATCCACTATTAACGGCCAATCAAATGTAGAATTGGCTGCATCAGTGACCGCTTCTGGGGCTACAGCACAATTCGTTATTATGGGACTTTCAGAAGACCCTGCTAATAGCGATGCGTCGTCAGCAAACTCGAATTGGATTGTTAAATTTAACGAACATCGTTATTATAACAATGCTACTCATACATTCTAACTTAGGGAGATAATCAATGGTCATTTCACGAATGCAATTGGTCAAAGAACTCGAACCAGGTTTGAATGCTTTGTTTGGGTTAGAATACGACCGATACGAAAATCAAACGGCAGAAATCTTTGAAACAGAGAGTTCTGACCGTGCGTTTGAAGAAGAAGTAATGCTTGGTGGTTTTGCCAATGCAAGTGTAAAACCTGAGGGTCAAGGCGTAGCCTACGATGACGCTCAAGAAACTTACACTGCTAGGTATACCAACGAGACTGTTGCTTTGGCTTTCTCACTAACCGAAGAAGCCGTAGAGGATAATCTCTACGACAAAATCAGCACTAGATATACAAAGGCATTGGCTAGATCAATGGCTAACACTAAACAAGTAAAAGGAGCTAATGTGATAAATAATTCCACTACAGCTACTTATACTGGTGGAGACGGAGCACTATTAGTTGCTAACGATCACCCTACACTTAGTGGAAACCAAACAAATCTATTAACCACTGCTGCCGATCTTAACGAAACTTCGTTAGAAGCGGCACTTATCCAGATTGCGAATATGAAGGATGAAAGAGGATTAAAGATTGCTTTAAGAGGCATGAAATTAATTCTTCCAGTAAATCTTCAATTCGTAGCTGAAAGGTTATTGAACTCTGCAGGACGCGTAGGCACAGCTGATAATGATATCAATGCAATTAAATCTATGGGCATGGTCCCACAAGGTTATGTCATCAACAATTTCT